GAAAACGTAGGGCTAGGTGGAAAGTATGCGTTTTCTGGCATTCTTGATAGGATTGAGAGACAGAGAGAAGCGCATGAAACCTTTGCTCCTAATTTTATAGCTAGAGATCCTCTTACATGGCCTTCTCCAGAGGAGGGTCGAGCCGCTAGAGATTCCTTATTTGTTGGGATAGAAGCTTTGTATAAAGATGTCAGAGCTTCTAAAGCTGGGAGGGAGATTTTAACGGATAAAATTTTGAGCGTAAGAGAAAAGTATGCTAAGGGATTAAAAGATTATATCTCTAAGGAAGATGAGTTGGGTGGCTGGTCTAGTAAAAGTGTAAAGGATATTGGACGTATGCCTCAATGGAGAGAAGATCAATTCGAAGTGGATAGAATATCTGTAGCTGAGGCTATTAAAGAGATGGCTAAGGAAGGCTCTCTTAATAAAGTGTTATCTAGTGAAAGTTCTAAGTGAACGATCTGCTCGCTAATACTCCTGCAGCTTTCGCACCTGAGGCGCAGGCTCCCGCTGAGGTGGCAAGGGAGCTTATCAGACGTAAACAGGCGGCTGGTAGTTTGATCAAGTATGCTCAGTTTATGGATGATAAGTATTATCCTTATCCTGTGCATTATAATATAGCTGAGAAGCTACAGGATGTCGAGCAAGGTAAACTTAGGCGGCTGGCTATATTCGTCCCGCCAGCGATTGGTAAGTCAAGGCTTTCTAGTGAACTCTTTCCATCTTGGTTCTTTGGTAGGAATCCAGAATTAGAGTTTATACAAGCTAGCTATGCGGCAGACTTGGCATTTGGCTTTGGAAGGAATGTAAGGAATATTATAAAAGATGATAGGTTTCGTTTAGTATTCCCTGATGTGAAGATTGCAGAAGATGCTCAGAGTATGAATGAGTGGAAAACTGCACAAGGTGGAGAGTATAAGGCTGAGGGAGTGCTAGGCGGACTGATAGGTTTCCATGCACATATAGCTGTTATAGATGACCCTTTTAAGAGTTACGAAAGCGCCCTCAGCCTGAATAATCGTAGAGCTGTTTGGGACTGGTATGCAAGTGTTCTTCTTAATCGTTTGCGTCCGTATAGGGATGGGCCTGGAGCTGTTATACTTATTATGCAGAGGTGGCATGATGATGATTTAGGGGGGCGGATTGAAAAGCTCAATGAATCGGGCGAAGAGTATTGGGACATCATAAGGCTTCCCTCCCTTGCTGAGGCAGATGACCCTTTGGGCCGAGCGCCAGGCGATGCGCTCCTGCCGGAAGGTCCAAATATGCGGTCAGTTGAGGAGCTTAACGCTATCAGAGCTCGCAATCCGTCCCTTTTTATGGCGTTGCATCAGCAGAAGCCTGTGAGTGACGAGGGAGATGTATTCCAGCCTGGATGGATGAAGAAGGTTCCAGAGAATAAAATACCTGATAACTTGACGTATTATGGCGCTAGTGATTATGCCCTAACTAAGGGTTCTGGTGACTATACAGTTCATATGATTTTTGGCATAGATGAACGTGGTATGATTTATCTTGTTAATGTGTATCGAGAGCAAGTGGAGATATTTGATGGGGTGGAGAAGGCTTGCGAGCTTATGCTTCAATACAAGCCTTTGAAGTGGTTACATGAGCGTGTGATGATTGGTAAAGTTGTTGGGCCCTTGCTTCGTAAGAGGAAAGCGGAACTGGGTTGCTGGACAGTAATGGAGGATGTTAGTGTTATAGGTAAAGGCTCTAAGGATTCGCCAAAAAGAGCTGGAGCTATTGCGGGGGCTATGCAGATGGGTATCTTTCATGTGCCTGATAATGCTACGTGGCTGGGGGAACTTGAGCATGAGTTAAGTCGTTTTCCTAATGCAAGGTATGATGACCAGATTGATTGTTTGGCTTTGCTAGGAATGCAATTATCCAAGTTACGTAGTGCTATAGGGGCAACTGAAGTTTTGTCTGGTCCTATGAAGATTACTCCTAGTAGCATAACTTTTGATGAGTATGTGATGAGAAATTCAAGGGCAAGAAGGGGAATGTCGCGAAGTACTGCTAGCATAGTAATTCCTTTTCCTGAGGCCAGTCCATTAGATGATAACTGGGGTCTCGACACTCCCTAACAAATTGTTATAGAGATATAAATGGCATATCCAACAGCGCAGGATCTGAGAGTTCAGTATTGGCAGGGACAGATTGGCTTTGTTCAGAAGAAGATCAAGCCTTTGTTTGAGGCCTGTAATGTGCTTGTTAATCAGTTTTATAATGAGGCTAGTACTGAGCGTGAACAAGATGTAGGTGATGCGGAAGAGGAACATGTTAGAAGGGTAAAGAGTGGTCTTATTCATGGCTTTATAGACCAGAGTCTTGCTAATATGTTAGACAGGGCTCCGACTTTTCAGTGCTATCCGGAGACTCGTGAGGCTGCTCGGAGGATAAATCCAGAAGATCCGCATGGGCCGAACTTGGCGTCTGGTGTGGCTAAGATCGCAAATTATCGCTATAGGGAAACTAATCAATTAAGAGTTGATGAGCGTTGCGCTCTGGATGCTTTCTTGTTTCCTTACGGGGTTGCGAAGATTGGATTTGAGCTTGATGTAGATGCAGTTGAGCAAGAGATGCTTCAAGATATGACTGTCCTTGATATGGAGGATCCTACAGAAGAGAATGTTTTCTTGAAGGGTGGGATACCTGTAAAAGTCAGCGATGGCCAAGATCATCTAATACATATTGAACTGCATCAAGCTGAGTTAAAGTTTCTATTGCAGGATATTGAAGATAGTGATTTAAGGGCTCTTGTTAAAGAGTCTTTCATGGATCATATAAAACTTCATAAGTTATTCAATGACAGGCCGGCTCCTAGCGCTAATACTAATGTGCATAGAGGTTCTCCTTATGCAGTGCGTTGGCAGCCTGATTTATTCCTGACTGATGCTTTTAGTCTTGAAGGTCCTATGGACGCTAGATGGATAGCATTTGGTTGGGAGCTTCCTTTAGAAGAAGTAAGAGCTAATCCTGCGTATTCTAATGTTGAGGGTTTAGAGCCTAGTAGGTATAAAGATGCTCCAGAGAAAGATGCGGACCTTGACTCAGATGGTTTTGATGTAGTTAGAGGTTGGGAGATCTGGGCAAAGAACTTTCCTGTAGGAAAAGGTAAGTTTCGTAATTTGTTTCTTACTGTCGCTGAGGGTAGTGAGAAGTTTTTACAGTATGAAGAAGAGTGGCCATATGATAGGCTTGATAATTATCCAGTGGAGACTATAAGTTTTCAAACTGGTGTGAGGCAATGGTTTCATAAGCCGCCTTTGCTTATGGCTGGTGGGGATACTGTACAGGCGTTGACTAATGAGATCATGGATTCTTTCCTTTATACTATCAGGAAGCAAAAGAATATATGGCTTGTTGATCCTGCGGCAGGTATAGATAGAGATATCCTTCAAGATATTTTGGATGCGCCTGATGGCTCTATTGTGGAAGTTCCAGGTCTCGGGGAACAAGGCTCTAATGCGATTATCCCTCTTCCATTTCTTTCTGTGCCTTCTGATAAGAGTGGGATGTTGAATCTTCTTCAGCAGATGTTTGATAGAAGTGCAGGTACTCCACAACCTGTGTCGATGGGAACTAATGAGACGGCCACTGAAGCTTCTATCATGGAGAGGAAGAATACGTCTAGAGAGAATAGACGGTCAGCCCTGGTGTCTGAGTTTCAAGTGCGTAAAGCTCGTAAGATGTTCCAGCTTGATTCGCAGTTCAGGCCAGATAAATTATTCTTGTTAGATAAAAATGCAGAGTCGTTTATCAGCCTAAGCAGAGAATTGGTGAAGGGTGAGTATCTTTTCACTATGGATGTTTCCAGTCAGTCTACTGCCTTGGCGGTTGAGCGTAGTCAGTATATGGATCTGTTAAACTTGTTTGCAGGTCTTACGCCTATTCTTACTCAGACATATGGTATTCCTCCGAACTTGCCAGAGTTGGCGCGGAGGCTATTAGTAAAAGGCTTTAATGAGAAAGATGTTGAGGATATTCTTCCTATGCTTGAGAAGCAAATGAAAGAGTCTCAGGCTCAAATGCAGGCGCAAGCAGCCACCGAGCAGGGGCAGGGTGGAACTTCCGAGTTTAGCGATCCTCAAGCGCAAGCATTACAGGAAGCAGTCTTAGCGGGTAGGTCGGGTAATGCTGGTATTGGGCCTTTGAATGCAGATAGCTTTAATAGGAATATGCCTAGTGAAGGTCAACAGGCAGGAGAGACGGTGACTATATAATGGCTAAGGGTTTTACTTATTTAGGTTCTGTATCTGATAGGACTAAAGAGATTGTTGCATCTGAGCTAGGAAAGCCTGGCGAGAATAGAGAGTGGTATATAGAGGAAAATTCAGATGGTAGTGTAAGTGCTACTCTATTTGATAAAGATAGTATGCAGGGGGTAAGTAGGCGTACTCTAAATAAGGCTGAAGAAGATAAAGAGGTTAAAGAAGATAAAGAGGCTGATAAGCCGGAAGAGAGTTGGCTGCAGAAAGATAGAAAAGCAGGAGGCAGTAGAGAAAGTGAAGCTGCAAAATATGCTGCAAAATATGCTGCAAAATATTTACGTACTCCTGTTAGTGTTTCTAAGAAGGCGGAAGAAGTAATCAGTAAGGATGAAAAGCCTAAAAGAGATGATGCTGACCGCTTTAAAGATGCACCACCAAGTAGGCGATTGTCTCAGAGTGCTATAGCAGATGCAGCTCGTAAGCCGGAGACAGCTCCAGTAAGAGAGGATGAAGCTGAACAAAGAACTCCCTCTTCTTCTCCTGAGAAAGAGCTTTCGTTATCTGAGCGAGTGCAGGGTAGGAAAGATCGGCTTCGCTCTGTAGGAGCAGGAGATCAGTTGCGTGACACAGCTACAGGAAAAACTGCGGAAGAATTACGTGAGGATATACGCCGCTCTGGACCTGGAAGTAAGGCTGATCCTTTTGAGATGGAAGAGACAGTTGTAGAAGCTAAAAGGGAGAAGCGTAAGGATTTTCAGGGAGAACGTTTTAGGGGTGATATATCAGGAGCCTCAAAGCCTGGGAGTGAATCAGTTCCTTTTGCTATGGAGGAAACAGTTGTAGAGGCTAAAAGACCTCTTCCGGTAGATAGATTTAAAGGCAAAAAGCCAGAGATTCCTAAGGCTACTTTGGAGAAAATAAGGCCTGAGGTAGAGGAGCCTACTATTAAAGAATCTGCTACATTAGACTCTCCTGCGACTGAGGTTGATAATCCTGAACCGGTGGAGTTGAAAGAGCCAAAAGGAAAGACTCCAGATCTTAAGAAGGTGAAGTCCTCGACTACGTTGACTGATGTTGTTATTCGATCTCAGAAAGCTATAGGCACATATACCTCGCCACCAGATGAGGTAATCGTTACTAATGAGGCTTTAGAAGATGCGGGAAGTGAAAAGGTTTCTCCTCCGTATAGATTAGTGATTGATCCTAACTTGAATCGGGCAAGGATATTAGATTCACTTGGAGAGTCTATAGAACAATTTGCTGTAGGAACAGGAGATACAACTGGCACTCGTTATGGTAGGAAGTATTTCTCGCCTGTCGGTAAATGGAATATTGAAAGTAAAGTCCCTTATTCGCAAAAGGAAGGTAGCTACGGTCCATTGTGGATGGGGCTTACTGCTGACAAGTATGGATTGCATGGGCCTCATAAAGCTGCAGATGTTGAGGCTGAAGGTGAAGAGTTTAAAAATAAAGGGTTTATCTCACATGGCTGTATTCGGTTCATGGAATCAGATATATTGAAAGTGGGAGAGTACCTTGATATAGGGTCGACAGTAGAGATCCTTCCATATGATACACGTCCTGAGCATAGAGGGCCGTTGAGAGTAAGTGCTTCTACTCCTGCAAAGACCTCAGTTCCTGCAAAAGCCTCAGTTGCCTCCCCTCCTAGAGTCGTTCCTGTAAGTGGCCCTTCACGAGGACGTGGGGCACCAGAGATTAATGTAAGGAGAGAGTCTAAATAATGGCTATGGCATACGGGGGTAAAGTAAAAGTTTCAGATGCAGCAAAAAAAGTTATTGGCCCAGATGATCCTAAGGCGAGAGCTGAAGTGGAGGAAGAACGTGATCAGGAATTTGATGTTTGGGATCAGATAGGTTTAGCATCTGATATGCTTCCTGGAGGTGCAATAGCAGCTGGGGGAGCTAAGGCTGCTGCAGCGGGTGGGCGTAATATATATAAGATGATTAATGACTCTATTACGGGATTTAAGACTGGTGGAGCTAAATCAGCTAAAGATGCGGTACTTAAATGGGCATCATCTACTGATTTGACTATACTAACTGATGCTATGAATTATCTCGATGGTTTAAGTGGGAAAGCGTTAGCTGAAGTAGAGCCTGTTAGAAAAGCTATTAATGACGTTTATAATCAGTTTTCTGCACCTAAAGGTGGCTTTTCTTTGGGGGCTAAGCCTGAGGGAGTGAAAGCTTCTAAAGCTACTACAGATGTTATGGCAACTAAGGATCTTCCTGCTTCGACTAGGATGAGTAAAGATATGCCTTCGCCTTCTGGGAAAGGCAGGGTGGGTTTTAAAGGTAAAGAAGGATTAGAGGATATTTCTTCTCATATTGAGGAGTTTAGCTCTCTATCAGATGATCAGTTAATGTACTGGATTGAGCTTGAAGGCAAAATGAAGCCTATGAATGCTTCGACTGCTCAACGTCAAAAAGAGAAGCTGGGCCTGTTAATGCAGGAGGCTAAGAAAAGAGGAATTGATGATACGGCGTCTACTATCCGGTCTTCTTCTAAGAGTAGGGTATCTCAAGAAGGATTACAGGATATTAAAGATGTTAGAAGTTTGGACGATGAGGAATTACTTAATATCTATGACGAGATGAAAGATGTGCCTTTTAGCGAAAGCACTACATTTATGGAATTTATTAATAGTGCTGATGAGTGGGATGCGTTTTTGCGCTTAATGAAAAATGAAATAAGAGATCGCGGACTTTTCTAAGATGCCAGGCTATGCACAGCCGGACTTGCAATGGAACTCAGCAATGAGTGCTACTGAGATGTATCCAGCTCCTCCGAAGAGAAAGCGTAGACGCCGCAGGAGAAGGCGTAATAAGATTAAAGGTATTGTAGTGCCTCCAATGACTTCTAATATTATATCTGGAAAGCCAAATGACTCAAGTAAGTATTAATCCTAATACTCGCAATGTTGTAGGCGATGATAAAGCTCTGTATTTGAAGCAATTAGAAGAGCAAGATCCTAATGGCTTTAAAGCTCTTAGTAATCTTGTATTTGATCTTACAGATGCTCAGGAGTATGTGGATAATCAGCCTGTTAAAGACCTTACAAGTCGTCGAGATCCAGGGCAATCAGACACAGGATTAAGTGGAGGTATTACTCCATCTTTTTCTAGTGGTGGCGGAGTGTCAGCGGGGTCTGGTAGGAATCTTCTTCTCGATTTCTTTTTTAAGACTCCACAGGGCTTAGTTATGGGTATGGAGGACTTGGCTAGTTTGACTGGTATAGCCGCAGAGTTTTTTACTATGAGTCCTTCTCAGCGATATGGGTATCATGGGCAAGCGTGGCATAAAAAGTATACTAAGCCAGCGGTGGAAGCTGTTAAGAAATTAGCT